CATAATATATCTCCATAAAGGGTGGGATTAATGTGGAGGCCACGAGCGTGGCCCCCGACAGTTTAATGATTACGCAGTGTTAGTAGCCGCGCACTCGATGCGGTACATCCAGAGGTCCTGCAGAATAATACAGGAGTACCAGGTGTCCCATGCGATTGTTCCTCTTTGGCCCAAGGGGTCCCCTGGCCCTACGGAGGGGGCATGAATTTTTGAACGGAGGCTGTCCATTCCACCAAGGGTCGCACACCCACCGAAGTCCTGAGCCATTATAATAATGGGGTAGACATCGGCGTTTGACCCGCCACTAGACACCTCGTTGGAGCTGGTGATTGAAGCACCGGCGTCCTTGAAAGGCACTGCCTGGGTGGTGGTGATGAAACGGATCCCCTTGATCTCTCCGATCTCACCGTCGATCAGCTCGCTGGTGTCGGAGTACTTGCTTGCCGCAATGAAGTCAGCATTGGCCTCCAGGTCTTGCCGGAGGTCGGGGTGACATACTGCGATGTATGACTCACGAATCGGCTGAGTCGCAATCCCGGTAGAAGCACGCAACATGTTACGCATCTTCTTCGCGTCGTTCTGCTCCAGGGCACGAATCGCGGTGTCAAAGTTTTTACTGGAACCGGCCGCAGGTACACCTTGAGCGATGGTTGCTGCGTTACAGTTCTTAATGGTCGCGGCACGGTTCGCGGCGCCGTCCGAGTAGACGACTGAGGTCCCTGCGCGGAATACCTTGTAAGCAAGGTAGTCCAGGGTCTCACCGGCCTGCTGTGCCTGGCGCTCTGTGATCACCTGCACCAATGGGTCGTGAGATGCTGCCATCATCACGTCGGTGGTGTTCACGTATGAGCCATATTGCTTCAACGTGTGACGCAGTGTGGTCTGGTCAACCGTTGTAAAATCAGGGGTTACGCCCTCTGCGATAGGCGTGTCCACGATTGGGAATCGCTCGTATCTGCGGTGACGAATCTCTAAGCCTTGCTTCTGAGGCTTCGTCTCCTTTTGTGCAAATTTTGCGAAAGTTAATAAGCGCTTCGCAATGGGAAGCATTCGTTTTTGAATCGTAAAGGCATCATTTTTCGATAGATCCCCATACGATGATCCACCGGTAATAGTCCCGGTTCCGCCGTAAGCTGCCATGATTAAAACTCCATAAAGTGGTTATTGATCATTTTGTTCAGGAATCGCGTCCCACAACTCTTCGTCTGACATTGAGTCGTGTGACTTTTCCATTCTTGGTGCGGAGTTCTTTGACAATCCACTTGCCGCTGCGCGGCGAGCTGCTTTTGCCGGGGAGGCTTTCTTCGGGGCCTTCGCTGTCTCGGGCCGCCACTGGTCACCCTTACCGCTGGTGTCCAGGTACAGGTTCATGACTGAAGCGTGGTCGCTGGGGTCCGCAGACTTGGTCATCATGTTGGTCAACGCCGGAGACGCTAACACAAAAGTCTGAAAGTCCGGGTCTTTGTCCAGGTCCTTATAAAAGTCTCCCACCTGATCCACCATCTGGTTCTCGTGGTTCTGCAGGAACCTCTCATAAGTGTACTGGTTGTATGCGTTCTCAAGTTTCTCCAGACGCTCTTGTGCCGCCTCGTCGGGTTGCCCCATACCAGACTTTGCTAGTTCGTCCTTTATTATCTTGCGGAACGTTGAGGTTAGTTCGCTGAACTCCTCCATCGTCTCCCGATCTTCATCGGTGAAAATGGACTCAGGCTCTTCCTCTTCTTCAACCTCAGGAGCCTGTTTTTCTTCCAGAGCCTTGAGACGCATCTCGTTCAGCTCTTCGCGCATTCGCGCAGACTCCTCGTTTCGTTTATGAAACTCTCTCTCTAAGTCCTTGTATCGCTTCTCATAATCATGTTGTGGTTCGGGGTCGTCTTCCTCTACTTCTTCGTCTTCCTCTACTTCGTCTACTTCTTCTTCTTCAACTGGTTCAGGTTCCTTTTCAGGGGGTGCCTGCTCCTCTATTTCTTCCCCGTCCTCTACAATCTCCTCCCAGAGTTCTTCGTCAGTCTGTTCCGGTGTACCAGTGTCTTCCTGGGCCGAATCTGCCTGCTCTATTGCCAAAATGTCTCCTTTCGAGTCCTCAGCACAACGCCACCATTGGCGCTCTGCTCAAGCCTCTTTATTTATCACCGGCACGATGTCCCGAACGATTCGGATTATGCCTGTAACAGTTCTAAGACCTCATCAAAGGCCTGTATTTTGCCGACAGCCACGTTGTGTCTGCCAACAGATTTTTGGTCGTACAACTGTCCGACCACAACCTGGTCGAGTTGTTCTGACCTACTCTTTTGTATCGCCGCTACCAGTGGTTTGTAGCCGGCATTGTTCTTTAGCTCGCTAAGGAGCATCGCGTCATGCTGCGACGGCATTCTCAGCCTGTTGCTCCTTTAGCATGTCTTGTGCGTCCGGACCGCCCTGCATTCGTTGCTGGCCACGTTGTCGTGCCTCTTCGGCGATGCGGCCCATTCTTGCCATGGTCTCCTGTCGGACCTGGTTGTGACGTTGATCCTCAGCAGCGATTGCTTGTTGTTCCTGTATCATCTGCTGTTGCTGTACCTGCTGCTGAGCATCAAACTGCTCCTCCCGTAGTAATAGACTTATTTGTTGTAGATCAACCGGATTCAGGACGTTGCCCTGATTAATTAGTGCGAGACGCTCCTGCATCTCCATTTGCCGTTGGTCGTTCGACGCCTCTATTTTCTCTTTGAGCATCGCCTTCTCTTTTTCGACCGCGATCTCTGCCTGCGCCTTGGCGTTCTCCTGCATCTGCATCGCCTGGACGTTGAGCTGGGCCTGTTGCTGTAGCGCCTGGGCCTGGGCTTGCTGGGCAGCCTGTGCCTCCTGCGCGACCTGCTCTTCGGTCTTCAGCATCTTCTCTGGGTCAAGGTTGAACGCACGCAGTAGGGGCCGTGCAAAGGCCTCCTGTTTTATGTACTGTGCGAACTGGGGTAGTTGCCCTGCGACCTGTAAAAAGTTAATTAACTGGGTGTTGTGCACCTCTTTTGCGACGTACTGTTCGTACCCTGTACTAATCGCCTCGTAGTCCCCCTTAATGGATGAGTCTGGCGAGTCCACCATCAGCCACCGATAGATGGCCTGTATGTTCTTGGTGATCATGTGGCTCACGCTGCGGACTACGTCTGCGGTCTGCCGGTTGGCGTTGCTGTTCAGGATCGACATGCCCGTCGCCGTCTTGGTCTGGGAGGGGCTCATGTCGCCGTAACCGATAGCCGTCTGTCCACTATCCAGGTCCGCCTCACGCTCCAGTTGTTGAACGATCTGGAGCAGGCCGTTTGTCACGTCTGGGATGACCACACTTTGAAACGCGTCTCTGACGCTTGCGCCGGGCTTAACCCTGAATTGCTTCCCTGGGTATACTTGTTCCGTGTCCGTGCCCGGCTCAAACGAGTTCGGGTCAATTACGGTCAGGGGCGCAGCGCTCAGGCTCTTCCCCTCTACCATCATCGCGTAGCAAAAGTTCAGGATCGCCTGTGAGTCGCGGATCGCGTAGTAGATGCCGTCGCCCCAGATGGACTCCGGGTTCTTCTGCCAATAGCAGAAATGAAACGGCTTCAGCCCGTCGAACGGGTTCTGTGCGATCTTGACGACCCTGTCGCCGATGACGGTTACCACCACGTCCAGGGAGTCCGGCATGTCCTCTGCGTTGATCGGCAGGTGGCCTGATAAGTCCTTGCCGTCGAGGCGCCCCCAGAACTCCAGGACTTCGATTCTTTTTACTTTGTTCGCGTAGCTCTCGTCGTACTTTTTTGGGTGTTCACTTTGGTCGTACCCGCTCGTCTGTCCGATCTCGTTGTTGATGACGTCGTCGATGGCCTCCTGGATGAAGCCCTGTTCTGCCTTCGCCAGTTCTCGTAGCTGTATCGGACTGAGAAAGGAACGTTGGATGATATAGTCTGCATCTTCAGAACTCGTAGCTTCTGGTGAAGGAAATACATTCCAGACCGACACGTACCTGACAGTCGGGACCAGCTCCTCTTCCAGCCTTGTCTCCACCTCCATATAATTGTCTGGAGCTGCAACCGACTCAAAGACCGGGAAGTTCTGGTTCTCCAGGGTGATGCCCTTAGTGACTCCGCTACCATAGAGCGACATCTCGTGAATAGCGTGCTGGATCTCCTGGTTGTAGTTGGTCCGGTCCAGGAGGTCTCTGATGCGCTCCTCCATGGCCTTCGACCGAGTAAGTATCGCGTCCTCAAAGAGGTCGGGCCGGTCCGGCGGCGCTTGAATGTCTGGTGGATAATACCGGGGCCTTCTGGAGGGCGTGATGGAGAACGGGATCCTGCCGTCTTCGAAAAGTAAGGTCCCGATCTTAATCTTAGCGCTATTAACCTTGCGACGTGTCTGGTTGACGAATATGCCACGCTCATTCGCCAGCTCGTTCGCCTTAGAGATTTGACTAGGGTACTTCGCACGGTACGCGTCATAAGCCTCTTGCCAGTGCTGTTCGTGGTCCCTTCGGTACTCCTTCGCGTCGTTAAACTTCTCCTGGATAATATTCGCGAAACTGTCCAGGGGGGCCTGGACGACCTGTACTTCTGCCTCGATTATTTCTTCTGCCATTTAGACGCAAAGGTGGGAATAGCTATTTCTAGAAATAGACGCGTCCGTGGTAAAAAAATCAACTAGGGGTGGTGTCTGGCTCCTCAAAGTGTGCGAGTATCCGGTTCCCGACGTCCTGCATCGTGACCGCAATCGCCTTGCCTACGGTCGCACCGACCTCAGGTGGCAGATGGTTGTGCAGCACCGCCACGACCTCCTCAAAGGCCGCCTGTAGGTCTGCGTTGAACTCCTTTTCCCAGCGCTTGTCGTCCAGACTAATTACGTTGTTATCAGTCATAACGTTGAAGGGGTATAGTTGCGGAGGGGCGGCTTCCGGAAGTACGAGTACTGCTGCATGTTCTCATGGTGGATCCTGCCTGGGAACATCTTGCACCCGAACGCCGCAATGGCGAGCGCCATGACGCAGTCGTCGTGGCTCCCGTGTTGGGCCGCCATCTTCCCGTCGGGCTTCGACACAAACGTCTGCAGCTCATCCAGGATTATGGGCGACCGTATGGATATTTCACGCTCCCGTATCAGTTCGCGCAAATAGTCGATTATTAATGGTTTTGACTTTACGGTGGTATGGAATCCCAGCTTGCGTGCCGTCCGTGACGACCGCTCATCCAGGATCTTCTCTGTGTAAAGGTTGGGATAGTGATGTACGTCCCGAAGAAATGATAATGTAACCAACCCATGGTTGTTCCTCTCTACAAAAAGTTGTGCCCAATTATACCAGCGACCCAACGCCGTTAGTTGCCAAGCTAATAAGTCTGGGTCGATCTTGATCCGCAGCACGGCACACTCCCGGTACGTCACCGCGTCCAGTACTACTGCCACGCTCCAGTCGGTGTCCCTGCCGACCTCCAGCCCCTCCGACACGTCGACGCCGATCCTATACTCATGCGTCTTCATCGGGCGCTCCCACACCTGGAGCTCTCCGTCTTCACCGCTTTGAAGCACATAGCTCTCTTTCTCGGAGCCGTCACGCCACGCCTTTACCGGGATATAGAAGCCCTCTGCCGGGTTCTCCCGGGTGCGTGTCTCTGCGTCCAGGACCATCTCTGTGAGGACCTCCCGGTCAAAGACCGTGCGCCCCGTGCTG